AATCTTGATGAGTTTTTAAATAACACAGAATGTAACGAAAACGATTGTAAGATTAAAGAACCAAAAGAATTGGTTGAAAGAATTAATAAAAAAATAATTACTGAAGACGGTAGACAATTATTAATATAATTTTTTATGAAAAAAAATAAACAATTATTAAATGAAGAAATTAAAAGATTTCATAATCTATTAAATTATGATTTCTATAAAGATAAAATTGATGAATCATTTTCATTTCATTCAGAAAATCTTGACCCAGATAAAGATAAATTAATTTATGGTAGTTTAGAAGAAGAAGACGAAGAAGAAATTCCTAATGAAACTCCAGAAAATGATAACAATCCTGATGATGGTGGTATTCCATCTCCAGAAGAATTTAATCCTGATGATTCTAATCAAGAAGATTTAGATACACAACCAGTCGATGATAATCCAGTTGATAATGAAATGCCAGTAGATGATGAATTAGCAACTGGTGATGACACAAGTGATGGTGAAGTAGAATTGGATGTTACCGAATTGGTTAATGGTACTAAAGAAGCTAAGCAATCAGCAGATAATGCAAATGCTAATGTTGAAAGATTATTAAGTATGGTTGATACTCTACAAGGTAAATTAGAGTCTATGAGTCAAATTTCAAATAAAATAGATACATTAGAAAAAGAATTAGAAAAAAGAATACCAACACCAGACGAACAAGTAAAATTACGTTCAATGGATTCTTATCCTTATAATATTACATTATCTCAATTCTGGGCAGACCATAAGGATTCACCTTATGATACTGGAATGGAAGATGAAGAAAATAAAGATGAAGAAGGTAATTATGTTTTAACTAATAAAGATGTTGAAGATATGGATGACAACAAAATTAAAGATAGTTTTGAAGACAACCCATATGATGAAGAAGATATTTAAATCTATTAATATTCTGATTAAGAGCTAATTTTAAAATTAGCTCTTTTTTTTTATTAAAAAAGTTGTTTTATCTAATTTAAATGTATAATTTTGTAAATGTAATTTGATAATAAGATAAATTATTGGTCATAAGTGCTTGACTATTTGTTGTTTTATTATTATATTAGTGTATATTATTAAATTTATTAACAATTAAAATCAAGAGAACATGGGTGTCTATGAAGAAATGATGAAACAGTACCAACAATCAATTTCAGTTGGAACTAAAAGCAGTGAGAAAAAGTATGATTTAAAAAACTACTTTAACACATCACTACCAAAAGGTGTTAAAACATTAAAGAAAAGATTTAGAATTTTACCTCCATCTGAAGGTGAAAAAACTTCTTTTCAATTCATGTTTGGTCATGAGAAAAAAGTGGATGGTAAATGGAGTACATTTGCTTGTTTAAAACATGAAAAAGACGAAGATTGTCCTTTCTGTGAATCTAGAGAATTATTATTAGCTAGTGGGAATGAAGATGAAAAAGAATTAGCTAAAGAATTTTCAGCTAGACGTTTCTATGTTATTAAAGTTATTGATAGAGATAATGAAGCTGATGGTGTTAAATTCTGGAGATTTAAACATAACTACAAAAAAGAAGGTATCTTTGATAAAATCATGAGTGCTATTGAAGATTGTGGTCATGATGTTACTGATGCGGTTACTGGTAGAGATTTAATTTTAACAATTAAAGAAGGTACTAACGGTAAAGCAACAACTATTGGATATGCGTTAGAATCAACACCATTAACAAACGATGAAGTATTAATGGAAGAGTGGTTAGATAATAACAACACTAAAACATGGAAAGATGTATATTCTATTAAGACTTATGAGTATTTAGCATTAATCGTACAAGGTTATGTACCTATGTGGGATAAAGCACAAGAAAAATGGGTAGCTAAAGACACTGATGGTAACTCAACTGAAACACATACTGAAAATTATAGTTTACCAGAGATTACTGAAGAACCTAAAGACTTAACAAAAACTACTACTAAAGCAAAACCTAAAGCTAAAGTAGCTGAAGTTGAAGAAGAGGAAGAAGTAACATCTTTTGATGATGAAGAAGAAGATGATGACTTACCTTTCTAATTTATAGTATAAAATGGCCACACTAAGTGGCCATTTATTTTAAAAATAAATAAATAAAATACATATGTCAAAAAAAACAGTACCAGCAAAAAAAAGTATTGAAAAAAAACATTTCAATTTAAAAGAATTTAAGAAAAATAATGGATTCGGAAATGTTGTTAAAGAGAAAGAATTAACTTGGGTTCCGTTATCAGATGCATTTCATGATGCATTAAAAATACCTGGAATTGCTAGAGGGTATTTCACGTCATTCAGAGGTTTTTCAAACACAGGTAAATCAACTGCGATATACGAAGCTGTAGTTGGTGCTCAAAAAATTGGTGATTTACCAGTTATTATTGAAACTGAAGGTAACTGGAACTGGGAACATGCTAGAAACATCGGAGTTCAGTATGATGAAATTGTAGATGAAGAAACTGGTGAAGTTATTGACTATGATGGTGATTTCATTTTCATTAACGGTGATGATTTATTACAAAAATATGGTAATTTTGATTATTCAACTGGTAAAGAAGGTACAAAAAGATTACGAGGTGAGCCTATTATTGAAGATGTTGCTAAATTAATGGGTGATTTACTAGATATGCAAGAAGCTGGTGATTTAGATAGGGATTTATTGTTCTTATGGGATTCAGTTGGTTCATTAAATGGTTTTAAATCAGTTATGTCTAAATCAAACAATAATCAATGGAATGCTGGTTCAATGGAAACTGCATTTAAGTCATTAGTTAACCATAGAATCCCAGCATCAAGAAGAGAAGGTAAAAAATATACAAATAGTTTTGCTGTTGTTCAAAAAATATGGTTGGATAATGAAAACAAAGTTATCAAACATAAAGGTGGTGAAGCTTTCTATTATTCCCCTAGAATCATTATTCACTTCGGTGGTACACTTAGCCATTCCACAGAGAAGTTATGGGCTACAAGTGGCGGAAAACGCTATCAATACGCAACCAAAACAAAAGTTAAATGTGATAAGAATCAAATTAACGGAATTGAAGAAGTTGGTATGATTGTTTCTACACCACATGGTTATTGGAATCCAGAAGATATGGAAGGATATAAAAAACAAAATAAAGAATACATCCTTAAACATTTAAATACAACGATGGATGACTTTACTATTGAAGTTGAAGAAACTAAATTAAGTAAAGAAGACTTAGGAGAATAGTTATTAATCATTTAAAATATAGCTAAATGCTAAACAAAAGACCTCCAAGAAATGGTCAAAAAAATAAATTGGAAACCCATCAACATCTATTATTAGTTGATGGTTCCAGTTTATTTAAAAGGTCCTTACTAGGTGCTAAAGATGAATACAATGATAAAGGAGAACATATCGGTGGTATTTATCAATTCTTAACAGTACTAAGAAAATTATTATTAGATGACCTATATCACAAGGTATTTGTATTCTGGGATGGTACACTTAGTGGTAAACTTAGGTACGAAATCTATAAAAATTACAAAATAAGTAGAGGAAAGGACTTTATTAATGGAACTTCATCGCAAGACGAAAGTGAAGTGTATCAGCGATATAGAATCAAACAATATTTAGAAGAATTATTTATTAGACAATTAGAAGATGAAATTGTTGAAGCAGACGATTTTATTGCTTATATTTGTAACAATAAATCTATTGGTGATAAATTAACAATAGTTACAAGTGATAGAGATTACTGTCAATTAGTTGACGATGATATTAGAATATACATGTGTGACTTGAAAAAATATATTACTAAAGATAATTTTAATGAAAATTTTAAGTATCATTATGAAAATGCTAGCCTTATTAAAGTATTATGTGGGGACAACTCAGATTCAATCAAAGGAGTTAAAAGATTGGGTGAAGATACATTGATACAGCATTTTCCTGAAGTTACTGAAAGAAAAGTTACAATTGAAGAAGTTATTAATAAATCTAAATTATTGCAAAATGAAAGGATAAATAATAAGAAAAAACCTTTACAAATATTGGATAATATAAGTAATGGTGTTACGGATGGAATTCAAGGTGATAAGTTATTTGAAATAAATGATAGACTTGTAAACCTAAAAAAACCATTGATGACTGAAGAAGCTATTGAGATGGTTAATAATTTAATAACACTACCGATTGACCCAGAAGGTAGAGATATAAAAAATGTTTATAAATATATTAAAAAAGATGGGTTTGGTAATAAAATAATTAATAACTTTGAAGATTATTTTTTACCTTTTAAAAAATTAATAAATAGAGAAAATAAATTATAATATTATGAGCGAGAACACAACAACAACACAAAAAGATTTTTCTTATCTACCGTTTAGTTTTACTTTTTATAGTAATGATAACATTGTTTGTAAAAGATACTTCAATGTTGATAACTATGACAAATCTTATTTCAATAAAAGAGATTCATCGAATCATATGATTATTGACCCAAAGAAAATTGATACACATATTAATTGGTCATATAAAATTAAAGATTTAATGGATGAATTAACTGGTATGAACAACGGTTATGGTAAATTAGGTATTATACCTTCATTCTTAAAAAATATTTGTGAAGATATCTCTTGGAATAACTATAACCCACATAATCCGTATAATGTTTTGGACATTAAAAATATTAATGAAACTGAAAACAACTATACATTGGAGATTTCATTTTACGAAACTGTTATTGCTAAAAGTACTTTTACTGGTAACGTGTTTCAACCATATGCTAGAAAAGGATTACATTTAGGTAAAATAATCCCTCAAATAATAGCAACAATTACCAATACATTTGGTACAAGAAGAGTTAGAACAGAAGAAAAAACCGCTTAAATAAATTTTTATGGGTAATGTTATAAATCAAGATGATTTAAATACTCTAAGCGAAGATTTTCAACATAGATTAATACACCATATATTAACTGATGAAAAGTTTGGTTCAGCTATAATTGAAATAATTGAGCCAAACTATTTTACTGGTTCGTATTTAAGGACTATTGTTGGTGAAATCAAAAATGCTTATGAAAAATATGAAACTATACCAGATTTGGGTAGTATTAGAATCAGAATGTCTGAAAAGTCAAAAACTGATGTAATATTAAATATGTATAATCAACTCATTGATAAGATTCAAAATGTTAACTTAAATGATAGTTTATATGTTAAAGATTTAGCAATTAAGTTCTGTAAAAAACAAGAACTTAAAAAAGCTATTAAAGAATGTGAAACAATTATTAATGAAAGCGATTTAGCTTCATATGAAAAATGTGAAACAATAATTAAAAAAGCTCTTGAAAAGGGTGATACATCTGATGATACAATAAGTGTATTACATAATATACGTGCTGTATTGGATGATGACTTTAGAAACCCAATACCAACTGGTATTTGTGGGTTAGACAAAATTATGAATGGTGGATTAGCTAAAGGTGAATTAGGACTTATCCTTGCTGCATTTGGCGTTGGAAAAGCTCAGCCATTAACATCAAAAATATTAACACCAAACGGATGGGTTAAAATGGGTGATGTTAAACTTGGTATGGAAGTTATTTCTAGAAACGGTAACCCTACAAAAGTGATTGGTGTATACCCACAAGGTATTAGACCAATATATAAGGTTAGTTTTAATGATGGTACTAGTACTTTATGTGATAAAGACCATTTATGGTCAGTTAATACTATCAATCAAAGAAATAGGTCAACCAAGAAAAATGGTAAATATGTTAGTTTACCACCAGACCATAGTTTTAAAGTTATGAGTACTAGTGAAATGATTGGTAAAACAAAAGTATGGAATGGTAAACGATATAATTTTAAAGTTCCAAATGTTCAACCTGTTAATTTCGAAAAAAAGGAATTAATAATAGAACCGTATTTATTAGGTATTATTTTAGGCGATGGGTGCATTACAACTAATAACCAACCAAATTTTGTAAATAAAGATGTTGATATTATTAATGAAGTTAAAAAAGTATATGATAATATATCTGTAAAAGAATTAGTTAGAGATGTTGAAAAAGAAATAGATGGTGAATTAGTGCTAGAGAAACGTACATTATATAAAACATCTTTATTAGGTATTAAAAATGATTTAATTAAATTAAATTTATACGGATGTGATTCTAGTAATAAATTTATACCTAATGATTACTTATATTCTTCAGTTGAAGATAGGGTTAGGTTATTACAAGGTCTAGTAGATAGTGATGGTTATATAAATAAACATACTATTGAAATTAGTACTGTATCTAAAGAAATGACTGAAAATATTAAAGAATTGGTCTTATCATTAGGTGGTAGAATTAGTATTAAACCTACACAAGGTAAATATAAGAAGAATGGTATAGTTATAAACACTAAAATGTATTATAGGTTAAGTTTTAGTTTACCTGACAATGGAATAATACCAGCATTATGTGCTAGAAAAGTTAAAAATTTTGTAGCTAGAACAAAATATGGTAATAATAAATTTATAACATCTATTGAATATTCACACGATGAAGAAGCACAATGTATTATGGTTGATAATGATGAACATTTATATGTTACTGATGATTATATTGTAACACACAATACGACAATGTTCACGAAATTAGCTAATACAGCGTTTAATGAAGGTTATAAAGTACTTCAGATATTTTTTGAAGATATGCCTAAAGTAATTCAGAGAAAACATTTAGCTTGTTGGACTGGAATAAATTCAAATGAATTAGGTAATCACAAGGATGAATTAGAAGAATTAATTGAAAACTTAGGTGATGATAGTAATTTAAAGTTAAAGAAAATGTCTAGTACTGAAACTACTATTAGTAAAATTAAAGCTTATGTTAGAAAATTAATTTCTAAAGGGTTTAAACCAGATATTATCTTGTTAGATTATATTGATTGTGTTAAACCATCAATTAAAGTCGATGATGTGAATGTAGGTGAAGGTATGGTCATGAGAGAATTTGAATCAATGCTTGCTGAATTCGATATCGCTGGATGGACCGCTGTACAAGGAAATCGTTCATCAATAAACTCAACAGTTGTTGAATCTGACCAAATGGGTGGTTCTATAAAGAAGGGACAAATAGGACATTTTATTTTATCAATAGCAAAAAGTTTAGAACAAAAAGAAGCTGGTACTGCAAATATCGCAATATTAAAATCTAGATTTGGTAAAGATGGTATGGTATTCGAAGATGTTGTATTTAACAATGGAACAATACAAATTGAAATGGAAGGTAAAAGTTCTAATTCGGTTACGATAACACAAGCTAGAGAAAATAAAAAATCAAAAGGAATTGATAAAATTAACAATGCACTTAACAACAAATTAAAGGAAAGAGAAAAAAATATTTAATAACAAAATAACATTTCAAAGGTCAAAGATAGTTATAGTATATGTTTTCTAACTTTAATTAAAAAAAAAAGATTTATGTATTTAAAAACAAACGAATATAAAAAAAGATATTCAATCTTCCCAGTGGTTCACAATGACTTATGGGAAGACTACAAGAAAGCCGAAGCACAAACATGGGTTGCTGAAGAACCAGATTTATCTAAGGATAGATTTGATGAATTAAAAGATGAAGAAAAATTATATTTAAAAAATATATTAGCTTTCTTCGCCATTTCAGATGGTTTGGTTATTGAAAATTTAGCTAATAACTTTCAAAGAGAAGTTGAAATATTAGAAGCGCAATACTTCTATGGTCATCAGACTTTTATTGAACAAGTACATGCAAATGGTTATTCATTACTTATTGAAACTTATATTAAAGATTTAATTGAGAGAGATGAATTATTTAATTCAATGGAATCAAATCAAGCTGTAGCTAAAAAAGCTGCTTGGGCTGAAAATTGGATTCAACACCCATCTTTTGCACATAGATTATTAGCATTCGCATGTGTTGAAGGAATTTCATTTGCTAGTGTGTTTGCTGGTGTATTCTGGTATAGAACTAGAAATAAAATGCCAGGTCTTGGAGCGATGAATGAATTGATTTTACGTGATGAAACTTTTCATTATGAATTCGCTTTGAAGTTATATAAGAATTATTTAAAAGATTCTTATAAATTATCAAAAGATGAAATTAGAAAAATAGTTTTAGGTTGTTATGATGTAGAAAAAGTTTTCATCGAAGAAAGTATGCCAGAAGGATTACAAGGATTAACAAAAGAAGATATGATTAAATATGTTCAGTATGTTACCGATATCGTATTAAATGATTTTGGATGTGAACTTGAATTCAATGTAAGAAACCCATTAGAATATATGTCTAGAATAGGATTATCTTCTAAAAATAATTTCTTTGAAAAAAGAGAAGGTGAATACACTAGAGTAGAAATACCTACAACTATGGATGGGATGTTTGACGAGGATTTTTAATCGTTAAAGCGAATATGGGTAAAACTACAAAAAAAAATACGGAATCGTTTATTGAAAGTGCTAAATTAGTGCATGGGGATATGTATGATTATTCTTTAGTGAATTATGTAAATAGTAAAACAAAAGTTAAAATTATTTGTCCAATCCATGGTATGTTTGAACAAATACCAGCAAATCATTTAAAGGGTGCAAAGTGTTTTAATTGTAAAATTGACAAATTAACATTACTTAATACATTAACTAATGATGAGTTTATTAGTAAAGCTAAAATTAAACATAATGATAAATATGATTATTCGTTAGTTAACTATGTTCGAAATAGTGATAATGTAAAAATTATATGTCCAATTCATGGAGTTTTTGAACAACACCCTCAAGTTCATTTAAGAGGTTCTGGTTGTTTTGAATGCGGTAAGAAGATTGGTGCTGAGAAAATAAGCAAACTTAAATTTATGGGATTAGATGTTTTTGTTGAAAAATCTAAATCAATACATGGTGAAAAGTATGATTATTCATTAGTTGAATATGTTGGTAGTGGTAAAAAGGTTAAAATTGTATGTCCTATTCATGGTGCCTTTTATCAAACACCATCAATTCATTTAAGAGGTTCTGGTTGTAATGAATGTGGAGTTGAAAATACGACTAATAAAGTGTCTTATATGTATAATAAGTGTATTGAAATACATAGCGATAAATATCAGTACGATTTTACTGGTTATAAGAACAATACGAGTAAAATAGATGTATATTGTGAAAAGCATGGTTGGTTCAAACAGAGATATAATAATCATTGTGACTTAAAACAAGGGTGTCCTAGTTGTAAAGCATATCGAAGTAAAGGTGAGATTGAAATTTATAATTTTTTAGTATCTTTAAATGTTAATGTTATCAATAATGTTAAAGGTATTATAGATGAAGAGATTGATATTTATTTACCTGACTTAAAAATCGCAATAGAGTATGATGGTGAGTATTGGCATTCAACCCATAATAAGGATGAAAAGTGTGAATATGATAAAATGATTAAATGTAATGATAAAGATATTTTTTTACTTATATTTAGACATAAAGAATGGCTTGAAAAAAGTGAAATTATTAAATCAATGATAAAAAATAAAATAGGTTTAATTGATAATAAAATTTATGCTAGAAAATGTGTAATAAATATTGTGAATAAAAAAGATAAATCATTATTTTTGAAGAATAATCATATACAAGGAGATTCAGGGAGTTCAATTGATATTGGTTTATATTATAATGATGAATTAGTATCTTTGATGTCGTTTTCAAAATTAAGAAAAAATATGGGTCTTAAAAATAAAGATGGTCATTATGAGTTAATTAGATTTTGTAATAAAATAAATTTTAATGTTATTGGTGGATTCTCAAAATTATTGACTTATTTTGTAAAAGAATATAAACCTATTGAAGTTATTAGTTATGCAAATAGAAGATGGAGTCATGGAAATGTTTATGAAAAAAATAATTTTGAATTTATTAGAAATTCACCACCAACTTATAAATATTTAGTTAATAATAAACTTATTGATAGATTTAATTATAGAAAAGATGTATTAGTTAGTATGGGTTATGATAAAAATAAAACAGAAAAACAAATAATGGATGAGTTAGGTTATCCTAGATTATATGACTGTGGTAATAAAGTTTATAAATTAAAAAAATAAAAAATTATGAGAATAGTAAAAAGAGATAAGTCGTCACAAGCGTTTACACCGAATAAAATTTTAACAAGAATTAAAACACAAGCTAAAGGTCTTAAAGTTGATTCTGACACTTTATTTAAAGAAGTTATTCCACTTATTAGTGATAACATCACAACAACTGAAATTGATGAAATAATAGCTTTTAAAGCTGCTGATAAAGTAATACAACATCCAGATTATTCATTGTTAGGTGGTAGAATTCTATTATCTAGACAATCAAAATTAGTTGGTAAAGAATTACAACCAGTTGATTTAACTTATGATTTCTTTGCTGCAACAACTTTCCTTTCAAAATATTCTTTGAAAGATGATAAGAAAACACCAACCGAATTACCATCATGTATGTATAATCGTGTTTCTGGTTATTTACATGATGATAATGAAGCTGACCGTTTAGAATTGTTAGAAGAAATAATGTCAAAACGTGGAAACTTTGCAACACCAACATATACAAACGCTGGTGTTCCAGAAAGAAACGGTATGATTTCATGTAATTTAACACATTTAGATGAAGATTCATTTGAAGGTATTGAAGAAACACTTACAAAAATAGCGGCTGCATCTAAAGAAGGTTCTGGTATTGGTTTATTAATTGATAACTTACGTAGTAAAGACAGTATCGTTGAATCATTCAAAGGTAACGCTGGTGGTGTTATTAGACTAGCAGATATGGTCCAATCTAAAATGAGATTCTATAAACAAGGTTCTCGTTCTGGAAGTTGTGCATTATACCTATCAGTATGGCATAGAGATATATTAGATTTCTTAGATTTAACGTTACCAATTGGTGATGAACAATTAAGAACTAGAGATTTATTTACATCTGTTGTTATTAACGATTTATTCATGGAAAAATTACAGAATAATGAAGATTGGTATACATTCTGCCCCAATGATATCAAAAAAGCTGGGTTAACACCACTTTATGAATTACATGGTGATGCATTTGTTGCTGAATATAACAAAGCTGTTGAATTAGGTTTAGGTAAAAAAGTTAACCCTAAAACTATTTTTGACTCAATCATAAAATCACAAGTTGAAAGCGGTAAACCTTATGTGATGTTCAAAGATAACGCTAACAAAAATAACATGCAAAGAAATATTGGAATAATTAAACAAAGTAATCTTTGTATTGAAGTGTTCCAAGCGTCAAGACCAAAATACACTCCGCAGTGTACGCTGGCTTCTGTTAACTTATCTGAACATGACACACTAGAAAGTATAGCTAAGACTACAAAAGTTCTTGTAAAGGCTTTAAATAAGGTAATAGATAAAAATAAATGGTCTGACGATTGGAGTAAAGTTGCTGGTGAAGACCAAAGAGCATTAGCGATTGGTGTTGCTGGTATGGCTGACTTCTTTGCTAAGAAAAAAATATCATTTGAATCTGAAGATGCTAAAATATGGAATAAACTTATATTCGAAACAATGTACAAATCAGCGGTTGAAGAATCAATGAGATTAGCGATTGAGCAAGGTAGGAATTATCCAGCATGGGAAGGTAGTCCATATTCAAAAGGTGAGACATATATTGAAGGGTGGTCACCACTACCAGAAGGTCAACCAATACCGATGTTAAATAGTCTTTTATTAGCACTAATGCCAACAGCATCATCTGCTATTTTATTAGGTGTTTTTGAATCTTTTGAACCAGTAACTGCTAATTTATTTACTAGAAGAGTAGGACAAGGAGAGTTCTTAATTGTTAATAAGTATTTAGTTAATGAATTATTAGAATTAGGTCTATGGAATAGAGATATGATTGATAAGATTATTGCTAATCAAGGTAGTATACAAAATATTATGGTAATACCTGAAGATATTAGATATAGATATAAAGATGTTTGGGAAATACCACAAAAAGTATTATTAGATTTATCAATAATAAGAAATAAATATGTTGACCAATCACAATCATTGAATGTATATCATTCAGATGCTAAATATGGTAAAATAGCTTCAGCATTAATGTATGCTTGGAAAGGTGGATTAAAAACTGGTGTTTATTATACTAGAACTAAATCTAAAATTGATGCTAATAGCAAATTAGCTTCATCAAAAGTAAATGTTGTTTCTGAAAAACCAAAAGATAGTCCATTCGAATGTGTTGGATGTTCAGCATAAAATAACTAATGAATAATGAAACCCAATCTAATCGATTGGGTTTTTTGTTTTAATAAGATTTACAATAAAATATTGATTTATTATATTTATAATAAAACAATATTATGCCAAAATATATTAATATAACATTCCCATTTAAAAATAATGATTTAGGTTATTATTTAGGTATGAATGAGATTGATAGTCAAGCAATTAAATCAGATTTAATGCATTTATTATTAACTAGAAAAGGCGAAAGATTATATATGCCAGACTTTGGTACTAATTTACTAAGGTTCATATTCACTGAAAATACACCAAAAAATATAACTGATTTAAAGACAGAAATTAGAGATACAGTTAAAAAGTTCATACCGAATTTAACAATAAATGATGTTATAATAGAAACATCAGAATTAAGTGATTTTGCTGCGACAGTTAAGATTGATTATTCAATAACAAGTGGTGTTTTTTCTGAGAACGAGATTATTACTATAAATTTATAACATATTTAAATTATGCCATCAATAAATTACAATACTAGAGATTTCAATTCAGTTAGGACTGAATTAATAAACTATATAAAACAATATTATCCAGAAACTTTATCAGCATTTAATGATGCTGGTGTTGGTGCGATGTTAATTGATTTAAATGCTGCGGTAGCTGATATGTTATCACATCATACTGATAGAGCATTTAATGAAACTAAATTAATTTATGCACAAGAGAAAAGTTCATTAATGGATATTGCTAGAAACTATGGGTTAAAAATACCATTTTATAGACCATCAGCAACAATATTAGATATTTCGGTAACATTACCAGTTAATGGTGATAGCCCAGATTATAGTTATGCACCTATTTTAAATGCTGGTTCTAAATTCAGTGGTGGTGGACAAATATTCGAAACAAAATATGATTGTGATTTTGCTAATCCATTTAATGGAAGTGGGATTCCTAATAGAACGGTAATACCTAACTATGATGCTAATAACACTATAATAAATTATGTTATAACAAAAAGAGAATTAGCAATAAATGGTAGTACGATATATTTTAAAAATGTAATTAATACTAGTAATTACGTACCGTTCCCTGAATTTATTTTACCTGAAACTAATGTTTTATCTGTCGAATCTGTTATTATTTTACCAGGAACTAATTATCAAAATATACCAGAATATAGTGAATTTTTTAATGATTCATTAAGATGGTATGAAGTTGATAGTTTAGCTGATGATTTAATATTTGTGGATGATAAATCAGGATTAAACAACAATTTTAATGTTAAAAAAGGTAAATACATAAGAACAAATAAAAGATTTATTACTGAATATACTGACAATGGATTTATTAAATTAATTTTCGGTGGTGGAACACAAGATGTAACATCATTATGCGATTTCAATGTTGATAAATCATTAGTAAATATGGTAGGTGATTTTATTAATAATAGTTCGTTTGGTATTATACCACCAACTAGTTCAACCATGTTTGTTAAATACAGAATTGGTGGTGGTGCAAATACAAATGTTGGTCCAAGCGTAATTACAAATGTTACTGATATAAATGCTATAATTAATGGTAGTGATACAGCAATAAACACTGCTGTTAGAAATTCAATAACAGTAACAAATCCATTACCAGCTTTAGGTGGTAAGGACCCTATAACTGTAGAAGAATTAAGAAACTTAATTAGATATAATTTTGCTTCACAAAATAGAGCTGTAACATTAAATGATTATAGAGCTATAATTGGTAAAATGCCTGGTCAATATGGAATTCCATTCAGATACAATATAATGGAAGAACAAAACAAGATAAAAATATATATCTTAACATTAAATCAAGATGGAACAATATCTGAGATAAGTGATAATGTAATGAGAGAAAATATAGCAACATATTTATCTGATTATAGAATGATTAATGACTATGTTGAAGTAACAACAGGTAAAGTAATAAATTTAGGTTTTGAAGTTGATTTATTTATTGATAAGAAGTTTTCTCAATCACAAATAATATCACAATCAATTACTGCAATAAAGGATTATTTTAATGTTAATAATTGGGATATGGGTGATAATATTTATTTATCTCAATTAATGGAAAAAATTAATAGTATTAATGGTGTCTTAAATGTTATTGAATTAAGAGTATACAATAATGTTGGTAAAGGTATATATTCTTCATCTGCAATCACTCAACCATATTTAAATGAAGATACTAGACAAATAGATTTAATGAATGAAAACATATTATATGGTGACCCTTACAGTATTTTTGAAATAAAATACCCTAATAGTGATATTAAAATAAGAGTTAAAAACATTTAATTTTTTTAATTAATATACTATATTAATAATTAAAAAAGTATTATGGGTTGTAATTGCAAAAATAAAAATGTATTAGGTGTTGATGGCTTACCTATTCAAGAAAAACCAGCTATTTGGGTATCAGTTATTAGTTATTCAGTAAAATTTGTTTTTTATGTTTTAGGTTTAGTGTTACTAGTACCAATCATAAATGTTTATTTAGTTTATTTATTATTTAAACTAGTGGTATTGAATAAGAATGTAGATACATTAGATATGTTAAACTCTGTTATAAAACTAGGTAAACGATTAAACAGAGACGATGAAGAGGAAGAAGATGATGAAGAAGAAGAATACGATGAAGATGAATTAATTTTATCTGATTATGAAGATATAAACATATACGATAAGAATTTAGCTAATGTCAAATGAAACAATAAGAATAAGGACAACTCCATTAGGTAATGATAAAACTATTTCAATGCAAATCGAACAGAAGTTTGATTACATTGAAATTTTGTCATTAAGTATATCTCAAGAAGATGTATATAGAAGATATTGCTCAGATTATGGTGTTGTTGTTGGTAGAGTTACAGTTAATAACGGATTTGGTGTACCAAATGCTAAAGTATCGATATTTATACCATTAACTGAAGAAGATGACTTAAATCCAGAGATAAAGGGTTTATATCCATATAAAAGCACTTTGGATAAAAATAGTGATGGGTTAAAATATAATCTACTACCTAAGAATAATGAAAGTAGTGATGTATGTTTTACACCTGTAGGTTCATTTTTAAGTAAAAGAGAAATTCAAGACAATGATATACCGCTAGAAGTTTATGATAAGTATTATAAATATACTACGGTAACTAATGCTGCTGGTGATTATATGTTTTTTGGTTTACCATTAGGTGATTATGAAATACATGTTAGTGCTGATTTATCTGATTTAGGTTCTGTATCTGTAAAACCATATGATTTAATCAGAAGTGGTTCAAATTCAGGTCAATTTTATAGTACAAGCAAATTTAAAGAATCAAAAAATTTAGAAACATTAAGTCAAATAAAAACAAGAGGTGGTAATGTAAATGTTATACCTTTTTGGGGTGATTTGGAACAGTGTGTTATTGGTATTACAAGAAATGATATTGACTTGGGTGTTGAAGTAGAACCTCAAGCTATATTTCTTGGTAGTGTATTCGGTGATAATGAAAAAAATAGTATAAACAAAAGATGTAGACCTAGAAAAAAAGTTGGTACCATGGAAAACATGACAACTGGTGCTGGTACAATCGAAATGATTAGAAAAACTGATTTAGGTTTAACTGAATTTTTTGACATAGATGGTGGTGAATTAATAGATGATGATGGAACATGGGCTTACCAAGTACCAATGAACTTAGATTATGTTTATACAGATGAATATGGTAACTTAATACCTACCGATGACCCAAATAAAGGTATACCTACTAGAGCTAGAGTTCGATTTAAAATTGGTATGAATGCTACTGGTGGTGAAGGTAGATTAAGAACTAGAGCAAAATATTTAGTACCACATAACCCAGATAGTTATAATGATTCTGATTATAGTTTTGATGAAAATACTAAAGATAAACATTTCCAAGATTTACATTGGAATAAAATATATACAGTATCTAATCACATAACTAGAGTACAAAATAAAATAAGTAACGGACCGACAAAACATAGAACATTTGTTGGTATAAAAGAAGTTGACGATGGAAGTAATAATCCATTTCCGTTCAATAAATTAGATGTTAATTTAAATCCGTTATTTGTTATATTATGTTTATTAGTCAAATTATTAGCAATAATAATAAAATTAATAAACAGATATATAATACCAGCAATAAATGGTGTTTTTGGGTTTTTAAATAAATTTATACTTAAACCAATATGTAAATTATTAAATTGGATAGTAAGAACAGTCTGTGCTTTATCTAATTTAACTAATTCCGATGCTAAAAATAGATGTATAGATAAGAGAAGTATATCAGATTGTGAAATAAAATACATATCATTTATATTAAATTCTTGTTCAGCTGATGAAAGCGGTAAACCTTATTGTATCGGATGTGACAAAAAACAAACATCTGACCGATTTAAAAATACATTTAAAGCAACAAATGAGAGTGAAGAAGGTAAAGGTGGTTATTCATATCCATCATCAAACAAATTTAATGGATGGGAAATGACTTCACCAAAAGGTGATGCTGGATGGACAAACTGTATAGCTTTAGCTATTGCAGAAGCTTTAGATGTGTTTAAATTTGATTTCTTTAATGATTGGATTAATGGTAGTTTATATTCATTTTTATTAAAATATAAAGTTAGAAGACGAGGTAAAGGTAAGGAGAAATTCTGTGAATTAGACTGTAATACTTCATCTGGTGTTGACAATAATAAAGACAATGAACCAGATAATAGTTGTTTTACAAATTATGTTATAGACACATGTGTTTCAGCTAAACCTCAGTTATCACCTCAAACAATATTAGGTAGAATATTCAAAAATGATGAATTAGGTGAGACATATAACTCAATACAAATAAAAGAAGGTATAATTAAGAAATATAAAGATGAATTATTTTACGCTGCTTTCTCAAGAACATCAAACGCTAGATTATATGCAACAAAATTAATATGTTTAGGTTCTATGTATGATTGTGATTGGCAAGGTATCCCAAGAATACATGACTATTTAATTGATACAACATATAATAGACCTACATTAGTTAATATATATCATGATGAAGGTGATTATATAGGTGACGTAATGGAAAGTGGTTTTGATTCACCAGATGATAAATTAAGTAATTCACAAATATGTAATATAAATTGTACATCATTGAGTTTAGGTTCACAACAATGTAATAATGTTAAAAGATTAAGTGAATTTGGTGTTTCAGCTGATGAAGACAATAGAAATGATGGTGGATTAAAAGCTGATTTCATAATAAACAATGGTGATGTTAGTAATGCTTTTATCAGAGGTGCTATCATGTATGTTAATGGTGTATTTAATGAGAAATTACCTAATAAAATACAACTTGGGTTTTTAGACAAAGACACGTCACCTAAAAATACTTATGAATATAATAATGAATATTATTGGAAGTATAGAGGATTAAGAAATAAGGATGAAGGTATATGGTTTTATGGTAATTCATTATATTTTTATTTTGGTCTATTACAAGGTAGTTCAGCATTAAATAAATTCAAAAAGAAATATTTTGCACCATGTCCTGAAAATAAAAAAATAGAAATGTCTGTAATTATTAATGATATTATTGATGATAGTGTGACTGGAGATGGTATTGGTGCAATAAAATATACTGTGGTGGGGGGTGTAAAACCTTATAGATATGAAATAGAAGGACCACTTATTAATGGTGTTAGATATTACTGTTGTTATGATGAATCAACTGGTAAACCTTGTAATAATAGTAAAAATAATTGCTCAACTAAAGGATTATTAAAAGATTTATTTGGTGGAACATACACTATGAAAGTTTCAGATTCAATTGGTAATGTGACATCAAATAATATAGTAGTTGGTGGATTTATTGGTGTTGAATGTCAAGCATTTCCAAGTCCAATCACATCAACTGGTAGTGGTAAAATTAAAATATTAATAAGTCATGGTACTGCACCTTATAATGTAGAAATATATAAATTAGATGCAAATGGTGAAATTATTTTAAGTAGTAAAATGACATTACCATTATTATATAATAGTAGTATTCCAGCTGCTGGGTATTGTTATGGTAGTTGTAACTTAACTGATGATGGTAGAAACTCTTCAGAACAATTATTAGAAGGTAATTATATCGTAAAAGTAATTGATAGTGGTTCAAAAATAAAAACAGAAGCTACTGCTAATTTCACCATAGTAAAACCTGAAAATTTAATAATAGATATTGAACATAGTAGTACTCCAACAGAAGAAGCACCTAATATTATACCTAAATTAAGTTGTTATGGTGCTAATGATGGATTTGCTAATGCAACTGTTGAAGGTGGTGTTAAACCATATACATACGAATACTTATTAGAACATAGTTGGAATTATTTATATGGAAATTTAAGTAATACAGTAATGAGTACATCAAGTTCACCACAGAATTTAGTTGCTGGTGTATATAAATTAACGGTTACTGATTTAGGTGGTAATAAAGCTACTAAAAGATTTACTATTGAAGAACCAAATAGAATAAATGTTCAAGTACTTAAGATGTTACCATCATCATTTCCTGATGTTGAAAATGGTTATTTAAAAATTAAAGTTGAAGGTGATAACCCACCTTTCACATGTGAATTTGATGGTGAATCATACGTAAGTAAAATAGCACAAACTAGTGGTGAAGAAGTAGAAGCTATTGGTTTATATAGTGGGTGTAAGTCAGTAAATAAACAATGGGTTTGTAAACCATATAATATTAGAGTTACCGATGCTAGTGGTTGTACAAGTACATATTTAACAGATATGGGTTATAATAGATTACCAAACAATGAATACATAGTAGAACAATATACACTTGCAGATACTAAAACACCTTTAATTATAATTAATTATAATGCTTTTGATGGCTTAATTTCAAGATGTAACGGTATGTATCCATATACAAATTCAAGTACTGGTCAAAGTGCTAGATTTTGTACTTTAAATAATAATTTACCTAAATTAAGTACTTTTGAAGTGTATAACATAACTATCAAAATAGGTGGTACTGCATGGAATACTGGTAATGGGTTTTATAAAATAAGATTAAATAATAAATCAAAAGGTTCAGTAACAAACGATGATAATGTTTTTTTCTGGGTACTTCACCCACAAAAACCATTATCATCAAGCACACCACACTACACAGGTGGTTGGATTGATTTAAACGATGATACATCACAAGATTATGGGTGGGGTAGAGGTATTACTATTTTTGGTACTAGATACAATCAAAATACTGGAACATGGGATGCACATACAAATTTTACATATGAAGTATCTGATAGATATCAAGAAGATACATTTAATGTTATAAATTGTTATACTGCTTTTGAACCAGAAGAAACATGGGGAGCAGTAGGTGATGATAATAGATTAGGGTTTGGTAATTATAGTAATAGAAGTGGTTATTATCATTTTATTAACGTTAATAATTCTAAAATATTGGTTGGTGAACCAAATTCACCAATTATAAGTATAAATTCTGACCCAAATGTTGAAGGTGTATAAAAAAAAATATTAATCATGGATAGAATACAAAATAGATTAAAAAAAACAAATTCTAAATTATCAATTAATTCAGATACTAATCTACCTTTATATTTGACAAATTATCAAAAAGAATTACCACCCACTGAATTAAACTATATTGTTAATGAATCTGAACAATTTAATAAAGAAAGAAATGAAAGTTCTAGATATAGAATAATAAGTACGATAAATCCATTAATTAGTAATGTATTATTTAATGTTAGTAGTGATAAAGTAAAAAATAATTTTGGTTCAACAACAAATAATGATGAATTAAGTACTAATAAAAGTTATGGTTGGGAAACTTTTAATTATGATTTATTTAAGCAAGACATATTTAAAACTAATGTTGCTGATGGTGCAACTGTATTAAATGAAAACCCATTTTTAGGTAGACAAGATTTTACATTTGAACAATCAATAAAAAAACATTTAAAAGAAATTAACGGTTGGTTTGGTTTTTTTGACCCAGACGAAACAAAAGCTGGTGACTGTAGTTATTATGATTTAGAACCAAGTAGATATAGATTTGAGTTTAATAATAATATAAAAAAAAATTGGGATTTAACCATAACATATCCATATAAGAATGATACTGACCATTTGTTAGTTAGAAACGGATTGTTAATAACAACGATGAGAGATAGAATATTTGCTGGTAGAAATTTAATTGCTTTAGGTACTTGTGTTAAACATAATTTAAGTGTTGGTGATAAAGTAAGAATAACTAATATGCCTAATTCATTATTAAATGGTGACTATGATGTTATAGGTTTAGGTTTAGAAGATGGTACATTAGAAGAATATTATTTTGTTATTACTTTATATTCTACAGATTCATTAGTAGCACCATATATAGGTATCGGTTTCAATGGTGGTAGAATGAAAAGATTATATTATAATACTGAAGTCAAATATTATTTAAGAATATTTAGAAAAGTTAATGGTTACTTAACTAATAAACAAATAGAAAACGATGATTATGAATTATTTCCAGTTGGATTTTCAAAAAACATATTTAATGATTCAATATATCAAGTAATATTTAATGAAGACATATATTTAGATGGGTTAAAAGATAATTTAAACAGACCATTAAGTGAAATATATTTAACCATATTAAAAACCAAGAGTGATGGAATATTCACAAGTGTTATGGATGGTTTTGATTTAGCTAATATAGAAGGTAATTTAAAAACTAACTCTGATACATTTTTAAATATGTCTAATATTAGAAAAATGCATACGTTAGCCAAAGATAAGAAAGCACCATTTAATAGTCACATACCTTTAGATAAAGGGTTAAAAGTTGATATTAATAGTTCAACTTTTTATGGTGATTTAGTCGAGTTTTCACCTTATGAATTTAATGAAACAGTATTAGCTGATGTTATGCATAGATTTAATACTGTTGATAGAGAATTAACAGAAAAAATAGATTTAGTTGATGATGCTGAAACAGATAAAAACAAAATGAAAAAAACAATAGAAGGGATAAGATGTGAAGGTTATATATACAAACCACATCATAAAATTAAAATAAGGTCCTTTTCTGATTATATTGAAACTGGTGACGATACAACAAGTGGTATGCCAGAGTACAAATACGAAATATCACCAAACACTTACATATGGAGAGATTTTTTAGATGCTGGTACATCCAATATAGGTGAGAATTTAGATTTTCCTTTTGTTAATGGTTGTCATTATTTATATAAAAATATATTTTTTCCAGTAAAAAGACAAGACCCTTTTGGTCAATTTGATTTATACTATGAAGGTGATGATGAGTTGTTTTCACCTAAAGATATTGTAGGTGATTCATTTACAGATAAATTTAATGTTAATTCTAGTAATGATGGGTGTTAATAAATATAGAATTAAACTATCAGATATTGATAGTGAGAATATAAGTTTTACTATACCAATAACAAATGAAAACCAAAATTATGGTCAACATGAATTGGTAGAAACAAAATTTGTTAATGTTGAAGTTGAAAAAGCGATTAATGATATAACTGATTTTGAACAGGTTAGGATAAAACCTTCAAAAAATTTAGATTACCCTTTAAATAATTTAATAAGAAGCGTAACATATAGTATTAATACTAGAGATGAAAATAAAAAAATAATCAATACAACATATTCTGATGTTGGATTTATAGATACTGATATTAGATTTAGAAAGAATAGTTTTTTAAATTCATTTTTAAGATTAAATTTTTATGATAGTGATAATGTGTCAACACAAAAATTAGTATCATATGTAATAATATACCCTTCGATTGATTCTAAATTTTATTTAAATAGTGGAAACCCTAGAACAGCTTTTTTTAGTGGTGCTGGACAAAAACAATGGGGTATGATGACACCAGTCGGTCAAATAAATTTAGAATTTAGTGTTGGGGATTCGATGTTAGATAGAACATTAAATGGTGAAGGTTATTATTTATATTATTATAAAGATGAGTTATTTTTAAATAAAAATACTGAATTATTTATGACTGCAACATTTAATAATGCTAAGACTGGTAAAATAACTAAGTTAATTACTAGTGATAGTGACTTAGGTGTGGATGAAATATTTAAATCAACAAATGGTACAACTAAAAAAAATAATGTTCATACCAAATATTTATTAAAAAAAGACTTAACTGGATATTACTATAAAATAGACACTGATTATTCATCAAATGTTAAATTAATAGGTGATAACTACGAAGTTAACTTATATGAAATATATGCTAAATAATGGAGATAATTAAAAGAAAAATATTATTAGAAAGTTTAAGAAGTAGAGTTCATGATTCGACATGGGGTACTATTACTGCGACAACAATTAATCTTTTAATTAATATAGAACAAGATATAAAAGATTTGGGTATGTTATTACCTAAAGAATTTATACCTAAAGGTACTATTAGTAAAGATACTGGTAAATTAGTTGATTATAAACCATTAATAGATATATTAGGCTATACAGCTAATTTTGAATTTATAAAAAATAGTAATTATAAACCTGTATTTAATAAAGATAACTTTAGTTATGACGTTAGATATAGTGATAAAACTAAAAAAGATTATTACCAAAAAGGTATTAGTGTTAGTGGTATAACAGATGATAAATTAGAAGCTGTTAGAACATATGGTTACACTGGTGATAGTCAGTATATTGTTGGTAATATAGTAGATACTATTGGTTATTATAATTTCACTGGTAAAACTATAGTTGGAAGTAATATGGTTATATCTAATACAGATTTCAATCCCATAGTTTATGGTGAGTTAATTGATGTTAATGATAAAAACTTATTAAATATAACACCACCGTATGTTGAAGATGGTATAATATATCATACCTTTATAAATAACACAAGAATTGTAACAGATGAATTTACCACTGAAACAATACCAACTACTAAGATATATTATAAAGGTCAAGGCATGAATGAAACCAACATGGATATGTCTGCAATGACCAGAGAAGAATATCTATTATACATAACACAACCACCAAAAGTTGAAAGCGATGTTTTCATTGAAAGAGGGGGGTCAACAGTGTTTGGACAACATGGTAGACTTGCTGAAATAAATACTTTGGAACAATTGGAGAGGTATGGTAATGGATATTACAAAATAAATAAATCATAATAATAGTTAAACATATCTACAGTATTTTCATCATATTTAATTATTAACAATTTAATATTATTTTCTTTACAAAATTTAATTTTTAAATTATCTCGTTTATTTTGTTTTAACAAACCTTCTTCTCCACCAAAAAATTCTATAGGTTCATAATGTTGTTTACCATTGTATTCGATACATATATTATAATCAGGTAGATAAAAGTCAAACGGTAATAATTTTACATTTTTACAATTATCAAAAGTGTGTTGATGATGATATTTTATATTTTTTTCATTTAATAAATTTTTAAGGATTAATTCATTTTTAGGTATTGAACATACAGTACATCCTTTGCCACTCAAATGATTAGATGGTGTTTGAGTAAACGAACCATGTAGCGGACATATAATATTTACTTTGGTATAATTATTAATGTAATTAATTTCATCATAAATATACTTATCATTATGAATTTTATTAGCTCTTTCTATAAATTCATAATTAGAATAATTATGTTTATTTACACATTTAGGGCAACCAGATTTTTGATTAATGTGACTATCAGCTTGTTGTTTAAACTCACCATGTTTAGGGCATATAATAATTATTTTATTTTTTATATTAACATAATTAACTTTAGAATAATCATATTTATCACCATGTATTGATTTAGCTTTATTAATAAATTCATCATTAGTTAATTTATACCTACCTGAACATTTTGGACAACCATTTTTAGAATAAATATGTTTATCTGGTGACTGCTCAAATTCACCATGTTCTAAACATATTATTATTATTTTATTTCTACTATTTATATAATTAACTTTAGAATAATCATATTTATCACCGTGTATTGATTTAGCTTTATTAATAAATTTATCATTATTTACTTTTTGTTTCATAAAATGTATATTTAATATATTTATAAATATATGCAATTATAAAATATTTAGATATATTTATTGAAAGAGGGGGGTCAACAGTGTTTGGACAACATGGTAGACTTGCTGAAATAAATACTTTGGAACAATTGGAGAGGTATGGTAACGGATATTACAAAATAAATAACATTTAAAATAATTTAAAAAATGTCAACAGGAGTTTACGGTATAGTAAGAGGTGCAGATGTTAGACCTTCAGATGTACAAATAAAAGTTTTTTATTCTAAAAATAGAGAAAGTGGAATAACCAATACATTCACACTAAGTTCAAATAATTTAACAAATATTGCTAATGATGATTTAGGTATTGATATATTGAATGGGTTATATAATTTAAAATTACCTGTTAATGATTTTAAAAATAAAGGTATTTATACTATTGTAATAAAACCTATTGAAATTAAAGCAACCATAGTTGATTGTGGTGTGTTAACTGGATTACCAGATGTAAAAGGTATTATATTAGATTCAGCAGACCCTAATTTATCAGCCTTCGCTGATAAACTTGAAAATAATGGGTTAATTGGTTATAGAGTTGAATATTTAGACCCTAACAATCCTACAACAAAGATAAGAGATTTGTTTAGAATAATTACATCTAACAATAAAGTAGAACCAGTAACTCAGAATTTATCAAATAGTAATCAAAAAGCCATAAGATATAGATTTAATGATAATTCTACCTTAGTTTTTTGTACTGTAACACCAAATGCACCTACAAATGTAAAATCTGATGTATTTCCATTCATCGGACAACCAAATCAACAAATTATTTTAACACATACGTTATTTAATCCAGTGACTATCGAAGTTGAAATGGTTGAACATGACTTTGATACATTAGCTATTGGATTATTTGGTAACCAAACTAAAAGTATTGAAGATGGTATTTATACTATCTATAACTTTAATAATGAGATATATGAACAATATAACTTATTTGAAATTAAAAGTCAATTTACTGGTGTTCCTTTATATGAAGTTAAAGAAAAAAGAACTACAATTGATTTTAATAAAAATTTTAATGATATAGCAAACGTTTAATATAAATGGCAAAAGGGGATTTGATAAGAGTACCAGGATATACACAAAAGATTACCTACAATGGTAATATTGAGTATAGACCATGGTCAGAAGATTTAGTTGGTAATCAACAAACAACTAGAACGAATGGTGATATTCAAAAAACGTCAATATTCACCCTTAATAACTTTCAAATAGAAAGTGGTGCTACAGAAAGAGTTGTAATAGCAAATAACAATAAACAATTTAGTGATTTTTTTAGTTTAAGTACATTAACTTTTAATGAAGAGTTTGCGTCAAATAGTAAACAAATATTAGAAAAAAATACAAAATTAACATTAAACGTAGATTATAGAGATTTAGCTAAATTAAGTTATTTTGGTTCGGCAACTGAATATATTAGAGTTACATTAGAAAATATAATCTTAAATTGGCCAGCATCATTGTATGTTAAAATATATAACAATACAAATGGTGTATATAGTTTAAATGACTATAATTATAACCCATTAACTGATGTTACGTCATTTACAGTTAATTTAAGTTCTATAGATAATAAATTTGATATTATCCTAAATAAAAATGGTGATGTTTTAAATTCATATAACCAAGAAAATAAATTAAGAAATTTAGCAATAAGTTACAAAAACTATGTTATTAGTTATGAAGGTAAGGAATATGATATCTTAGGATTTGAAGGTTCAACACCTGATGTTAATAACATGATATATTTAGAAGTTTCAGGTTCACCTTTTGGTGTATCTGCAACCACAATGTCTAATTATAATTTTCATATTAAACCTAATAAATTAAAATGTGATGAATTTTTTAATGGGTTAGGTATTTTTGAAAAAAATCTATTAAATAGAAAAATAACACCATTATATACTGCTACATTTAAATATAGGGTTAAAACTAAAGAAAATGTAATTATAAATGGTACAAGAAATTTAACTTGGCCCACATCAGATGGTTATAACTTAGATTTTAATAACGATTATTACGTATCATATATTAATGTTTTATTAGAATTAGCAACTCAATCTGATAATAATTTTTCAGATTTGATGACTAGATTTTTAGTCTCTGAATCAATAAGTAGTTTTGATACATTACCACAGATAGATGGTTCATTCTTAGAAACCGAAGCTCAAAAAATGAGAAAAGTACTAAGAATATATGGTAGAGAATATGATGAAGTAAAACTATGGATTGATGGTATTAAAAAATCAAATACAATTACATATGATAAATATGATAATGCACCTGACCAGATAGTAAAAGACTTAGCTTATACTATGGGTTGGGATTTAACTAATTCGTTTAGTAACGATAATTTAATAAAAGAATTAATCACACCTAAAGACTCAACATATTCTGGACATAGTATTGGTTTTACACCACAAGAAGCTGAAATAGAGATGTGGAGAAGATTAATACTAAACTCTTCTTTTTTATTTAAATCTAAAGGGTCTAGAAAAGCTATTGAATTCTTAATGAGATTTGTTGGAGCACCAAAAGGTTTAATAGATTTAAATGAATATGTATATAAAGTTAAGAATAAAATAGACATGGATTTATTTTATGCTGTACTAGAAAGACTTCAATTTGAACCAGACTTAAATTTATATAATATTGATTCTGAAGGATACCCAAAATTATCGAATAATAATACTGATAGTTATTTTCAATCAAAAGGTGGTTGGTATAGACAAACATATGGTGTAGATAGTAATGACCATTATTTAAATGGAAACAACCCACATTTAGGACCATATGATGGTGGTAAAAATTATTTTGACCAATTAAATAATGTCATGGGTGTTGATGTAAATACCTTTCAACCATTTACAATTACAAATACAACATATATAACAGGTAGTACTAATTTATTTTATAACTATAATAGAGGTAAAATGAATAATTATAGTGGTAACTTATATGTTGATGTTGTAAATAAGAATAATGGTTCTATTGCTAATTGTGTTATACCTCAAGTATATATATCACAAGACCCATATCCAACAGCTGAACAAACAGCTTGTGGTTGTGATTGTATTGGTGATGACGACATGCTATCAGTTTGTTTAAAGAAAAATGAACAAAAATATGATTGCAACTTTGAATTAAGTTCAAAAAGATTTGCAGAATCAAATCCTGAAGATATGCAAAGTTACCCATATATTTTTATTTATAATAAAAAAATTAAAAATAGAAGCGGTGCATATTTTGGTACATATGAGACTATTTTTAGAGAACAAGAATGTTGTAAATTAGATGGTGGAACACCTTATTTATATGAAAAATACAATATAGAATATAGTAGAGATAATAAAGCATTTTTAACTATACCATTAAATACTGGATATGTGTGTTTAAAATCTGAAGCTGATAAAAAAGATTATGGTATTAAAGGTGGTGGTTCTTTCTTATCTTGTAAATGGAGATTACCTTTTACAAATAATGATGGGTCAGATTTTAAAACATTAAATAATAAAAAATTAGACATAGAAGATATCACATGGAAAATAAATAATGTAAGATATTTAAAATTTGTCTCACCATACAATTCATGGGGTGTGGTTAAAACCGATGGTTCTGGTTATTTAATTGGACCACCAGAATTTAAATATACAAATCCAGCTGATTCTGGGTTTTGTCCTTTAAGTTTATCTATTCCAGAATTAGTTACTGACCCAGTAACAAATGAAAAAGGTTATGCTTGTAAATTATTAACAAGATATACCACATTAACTAATGAAGCAAAATTAGTTATAACTGATTACGCTAAACATTTATTTTATAAGAGTACTGGTAGACTTGGTTGTATAACTACTTATACTTATGTAGATACTACTTATACAAAATCATTATATGAATAATATACAAAATTTAAAATTATAAATTATATTAATAAAAAAGATAGATGTACAAATTTGATTTAGAAGATTATGCTGGTACATACAGAAATGTGTGTAAAACGATGGGACAATTAAAAACCATTGGTGCTACCGTTATTAATAATACTAACGGAGAAGTAGAAGTATATCTTAAAAATGGAAACCCATATACTGATATTAGAAACAAAGAATGTTGTGAAAGATTAGGTTATAAATTTGATATTGAAAAACAAAAATGTTATTGGAAAACACCATCTAGTTCATCTTGTAATGATGATTGTGTTAAGAAAGTGGTATTTAATTCAAATAAAAGTAAAGGTAGTTTATTTAAAATAAATGAAGATGAAACTTGTACATTAGATATATCTTTTGATTATTTAATCAATTTTGATTGTACATTATTTAAATCAACATGTTCAAATAATCAAGATGAAATAAATTCACTTGAAAATGAATTAAAAAGATTAAAAAGACAATATGATACAACATTAAGTGAAGCAACATTCAATAGTAATATATTAAATCAAACACAACAAGAGTTTAATAATTTACCTTATGTAATTAAAGGTATGATTAATTCTGTTAATTATATTAGTAGAACACAAGAAGAAATAATTAGTACTACAACTACTACAACAAGAAACACACCAGTAATACCAACAACAACAACAAATGGTACTACCACTACTACTACTACTACACCAACAACAACCACAACTAATACAGATGGTACTACTACCACTACTACAAAAAATACAACTATAGATACTTGGAGACGTGGTAGCTTTAATTTTGGTGAAGAAGTTATGTTTGTAGATGGGACAACCAATTATGGTGATGGTATAACTCCAATTATCAATACAACAATACCAACAACCACTACTACAAATA